GAGCGTCCAACGTCGAGACGGTCGAGATTGACCTCACGCTCCAAACTCTAGTAGCGGTGACCAGCGCGTCCAATATTAGCGAGGCGGCGGTGACAGTTGCAAACGTGGCGACCGGGAGCGTTAGCGTTGCGCAAAATGACCGAATCACCATTTCGAGATTGCCCGATGCTGGCAAGTTTCAGATCAGAACCGCGACCGATACCGGCACGATGTGGCTCTCGGCCAATGTATCGACCTACCAGCTTGAAACGGCGCTGGAGGACATCGAGCCGGGAGAGTTCCTAGTAGCACGAGACGCCACCGGAGAGACGATTAAGATTGAACTGAAGCGCACGGCGGTCGGAGTGAATCCAGCGATTACCGTTTCGGAAACTTTCATCGGCCCCGTCGGCGTGACGATGACGCTCGACACTTCCAAAGTCCTGCGACTGCTTGATGCGGCCAGTGTGGCGCTTCCGACTTCGGCGCTCTTGACCTTCTCGCGAGGAACAGAGACGCAATTTTCGCAACTGGTGACGTTGGCTCCGGTTTTGTTGAGTCACGGGCAACCAGTTTAAGGCATTACAATGAACGAGGCGGCACTTGATCGGTATTACCGAGGCACTCGACGGCATCTAGAGAGGGCTTTTCGTTTCCAGCGCACTATGACCGCGCCGGAATGGTCTGAAAAGATCCGACGCATGGAAGGCGGCAGAAGGTTCCGCTTTGATTTTGCGCCGTATCAGCGAGAGATGATGGAAGCGCCCTATGATCCGCGCGTCCAGATGACAGTTTACATGCTCGCCTCGCGGATGGGCAAGACGGAGGTCGTGATGAATCAGATCGGCCACAGCATCGCGGAGGCGCCTCGTCGCGTCCTTGTCATGTATCCGACGATCTCGCAGACCGAGAAGTGGTCGAAAGAGACGCTGATGGGAGAGCTAGTCAATCCGACGCCGGATCTCGCCACGTTGATCGGCGACGATTCTGGACGGCGGAAAAGCGGGAATACAATCCTTCACAAGCTTTTCCCTGGTGGTCTGGTCAACGCTTTCGGCAGCAACGCCCCAGGTGAGATGCGGAGAGCAAAGGGAAACTTTCTCTTTGCCGACGAAATCGACGCCATTGAATCGACCGAGAGCGACGAAGGTGATCCGCTCGAAATCTTTTGGGTTCGAGGCTCTGAATATTCGGACACGATCAAGATTGCGGCGTCGTATCCAAGCGTAAAAGGCAAAAGCAAGATCGAGGCGCTGATGCTCCAAAGCGATTGGCGGGTCTGGATAGCGCCCTGCCCCCATTGCGGGAAGGAATTTGTGCTTCACCGCAGCCAGCTCCGCTATGATCGAGACACGCCCGAGAACGCATGGATTGAATGCCCCGAGAGCGAGTGTCGAATCTCCGACGCCGAGCGCATGGAAATGATTCGGAACGGGCATTGGAAAGCAACGCGTCCATTTAATGGCATCGCAGGCTTCCACGGGTCGCGCATGATGTCGCCGCATCCGCCACAGAAGGGCTTCGCGAGTCACCTCCACTGGGCTGCGGTCGAGGAGCTGAAGATTGAGGCGGCAGACAATCGCGAAAAGGCCAAGCGTGTGCTGATCAACACATTCGACGCCGAGACTTACCAGGCGCCCGAGGAGGAGAAGCCCGATCCTGTCGGCCTCGCTCAGGAAGCTTACGATTATCTGGAGCGAGTCACGGAAAACCAGCTCAAGATTCCTGCTGGCGTGCTGGTCGTCACTGGCGGCTGCGACGTTCAAGGCGACCGTTTGGAGTTTGAGTTCGTTGGCCATGGTTGCAACGGTCAAACTTGGGGGCTTGGCTATCATGTTCTAAGCGGATCAACGATGGAGCCGGAAGTGTGGCAAAAGCTCGATGCGGTGCTTCAATCCGAGTTCCTGCATCCATGCGGCAAGGTGCTGCGCGTTGCTTCGGTCTTCATCGACTCCAAATACCGACAGGCCCAGGTGCTTTCGTTCACAGTTCCACGGCAGGCCCGAGGAGTGTTTGCGATCTTCGGCTCGACTGTCCTTGGAAAGCCTATCGTTTCCGCCCCCAAGCGGGAGAAGCGCGGGACGTTCCATGAGATCGGCACACACGAATGTAAGAGCATGATCTACCAGAACGCGGCGCTGCGATACGACAAGCGAAGCTCTGAGTTCCCACATAACTACATGCACTTTCCGAGCGGACATGGTTATACGGTCGAGTATTTCCAGCGCCTCCTCATCGAGGAAGTCACCCTAAAGAAGGGCCAAGACGGCAGCTTCTACGAGTTCTTCGATAAGAAAGACAAGCGCGACCGGAATGAGCCGCTCGACGTTCGGGTTTACAACATCGCTGCCGCGAAGAAACTCGACATTGCCTTCGGGAAAATTGCCAAGAAATACGCCGAATATGCGGCAAAGAACGAACCAGATCGAGGTAAAGAACGCGAATATAAGCTGGATTTCGTAGGGGAATAGGCAAAAGCGCCTTGAATTCGGGCTTTGTTTTGTTGATGCATCGGAATGGCCTCCCTTCCTTCTCGCGCTTTCTGCGGCGAATCTATCGAGTTTTCCGCCACTGTATTGTCTGGCGCTACAGGATCCGCGCATTTCCGCAGCATCGACACGGGCGAGGTCGTCACCGTTGCTCTGTCCGTATCAGGGACGACGGCGACCGCGACCTATGCGCCGGAAAAGACCGCAAACCTGCCAGCGGGAATCTACGTCGTTGCCCTGACCCTCGAGGTGGCCGGGATTCGGTCTGTCGAGTCCATTGGCAACCTTACACTGCAAGCGCCACCGGATCGCGCTCCCCTGCCGAGTCATGCGCGGAAGATGGTCCGAGCTTTGGAGGCCCACCTAGAAGGGCGAATCTCAGACGATGAGGGTCGAGGGCTTGAGACTTACACCGTCGGCGGTGTGCCGATCACCAAGATTTCCCTAATGGACGCTCGCGAGCTTTTGACCAAATACCGCCGCGACCTGGACACAGAGATCGCCAAGGCTCGCGCAGACGCTGGTCTTTCCAATGGTCGCACAATTTACTCCCGCTTTGAATGAAACCATTACTTTACGGCCCCAACAACAAGCCCATACGCACGCGCAATTTTGACGCGGCCAAGGGCACTCGATACACGAACGACTGGGTCGCCGGGACAGGCCCAGCGGACAATGCGATCAAGCAGGACGCCAAGTCCTTGCGCGACCGTGCGCGTGATTCTGAACGGAATGATGGATATATCGAGGGCGCTTTGATGGCCCTGGAGTCCAACGTGATCGGGCAGCATGGCATCCGCATGAAATCGCTCGCCCGTCGAGCAGATGCGCGGAGTAAAAAGGGGCTTTCCAATAGCGCCGACAATGACGCGCGGTCCAAGGTGGAGATGGCATGGGAGGATTTCTCTAGGCGCGGGAATTTTGACGTAACGCGCCAGTTTTCAAGGGCGGCTTTTGAGCGTCTTGCGCTCCGCTCTGCCGTTCGCGATGGCGGTTTCTTGACGAGGACCGTCGATGGCTTTCCCAAGAACGAGTTTCGCTTTGCTGCGCAGGGAATCGAGATCGACGCGTTGGATCCGCACCACCGGAATGATGCCGCCCGTATCTACATGGGCGTCGAGTTTGACGAATGGGACGAGCCGGTAAAATACCACCTGCGGAAAATGGATCCGAAGAGCGGACGCTATACGCGCGAGACGTTCGCAGTGCCGGGAGAGAACATGATCCACACCTTCCTTGCGCGACGGATCAATCAGAGCCAAGGGTATTCGTGGCTAGCCAATGCGCTCCTCCGTCTTCGGCATCTCGCGAAGTTTGAGGAGGCCGAGGTCATAGCTGCCCGTATCAGCGCCAACAAACTAGGCTTTTTCAAACAGACCGGAGAAGCGCAATACACTGGCGACGAGGACGACGATGGAAAAGCGATTGCGCCATCCGCACCAGGCACGTTTGAGACGCTGCCCCACGGCGTAGAGGCGCAGATGATTGATCCGGCACATCCGAATAGCGCCATGCCTGATTTCCGTAAGGCCATTCTGCGCGGAGTGTCCCCCGGCATCTACGTCAATTACAATACATGGGCGCAGGACTTGGAGGGCGTGTCTTACTCGTCCATCCGGCAGGGCGTCCTATCAGAGCGCGACATTTACAAAATTCTTCATTCCTGGTTCATCGACACTTTCGAGATTCCGCTTTTCGAGCGTTGGCTACGGATGGCGCTGATGATGGGCCGGATCGAAGGGTATACGCTTCTCGACTTTGACCGCCTGTCCCACGTTGAATTTTCCGGCAGGACTTGGACATGGGTCGATCCCGTCGGCGACATCGAAGCAATCGAGCGGGAAATCGCTTTGTCTCTTAACTCTCGCGAACGTGCGGCCAAGGATCGCGGCTTGAACATCGACAAGATCATCGCCGAGAACGAGGCCGACAATGCCAAGCTGGAAGCGGCAGGGCTTCCTACGGCAATCGGGAAAAACGCCGTCATGCAAAATGATGGCGCTCGCGAGTTTGAAACGCTGAAGGCAAAGTTTGACGCTTACGGCGTTGGCGTTCGGGCCGGATCCATCACGCCGCAGACGGCAGATGAGGAGGCTTTCCGAGATGAGGCAGGACTTCCGTCGATGAGCAAAGAAGCAATTGGAGCATGGCGCGAAGATAAAGGCGTTCGCCGCCCGATCACGCTGCAATCTCAAGCGGCTTTCGAGGCGACTCAGGAGGTTGCCGCAAAGGAGAAACCCAAGGCACAGCCAGACAGTGAGGATGATCCGGTAGAGGTCTGATCAAAACTCGCCCCAGCATTTCCTAGGCACGGAGGAAATGACGCTTAGACAATCCTCCTTTTCCGGCTCGCTCATCTTTGACTTTTTCACGATGGCCGCGATCTCGTCAAACAGGACGTTTTGCGCTGCCATTAACTCGTCCACGTTGGCAAGCTCCCTCCTCTTCCGCGCATTGTCCATTTCTAGCCCCTCAGCACGCGCTGTAGCCTCTCGCGTCCTCGCCTCCTCCAAGGACATTGCCCCCTCACTGCGAGCTGGTGGAGGGCGAAGCTGGGCTATTTCAAAGATGTCGTAGAGTTTCGCGCCGTTGTCCCCATCCTCGTATTTCAGCCCCAGGTGCGAGGCGCGTTTCTCGACTGTCTCGCGATTGGTGCGAAACATAGAGGAGAGCTGCTTGATCGAGAAACGTTGCATTACCGTCGAGTTCCTGAGTGAGCTTGGGCGCGTTTGGCGATCTTATCTTCGATTCTCTTTCGCATCTTGGCTGCGCTTTTGTTGACGCCCTCCTGCAATGCTTGGCTCAGGACTTGATTGGCGTGGTTCATGTCAACGCCTTCAATCGAGAGTTCAATCGCTGGAATCAAAACGGTGCTTTTGTCTTCGGCCCCTGCATTTTCAATCTTTTTGCGGAGCGATGCGACCTTTGCGCCGAGATCCTGCGCCATCTTGAGAAACAGAGATTTGCTGTATTTGATGGCGGAAATCCGGCGGTTGTAGAGGCGCTCGGCTTCCTTTTGGTTTCCTTTGCCGCGAGTAAATCCGGCCTTTGCGGCCAAGGCATTGTAGAGTCCGGTTTTTAGACTTGGGATTGCCCCTTTCTTTGCTGCCACTGCCGATTGATTCGCTTTAAAGGCAACGTCGATTGCCGTTGATTTGACGACCGTCTTTAGGTCACGCGAGGATTCTTTCTCGTATGCCTGCAAAGCGGCCATAAACTCACGGGTATCAACGGATGCGGTTACCTTGTCCATGCTTAACTAAACCACGCTTCAGCATGTTCGCCAAGAATCTCCTGCATCTTTGCCGATGCGCTCCTACCTGGTGGCACAATGTCGCACCCCCGCTCGAAAAGATCGGCGTTGCGCAATTGCATACCAATACAGAGCGGCAGCTCGTCCATGTAATATGCCCAAGTCTGGCCGGGGAGCTTTGCCGCTACCGTCGAAACGTAGTCGGCATCGCTCCCGATTACTCCCCCACGTTGGAGGTGTCACGGCCACCCGATGGGGATTCAACGGAAGCAGAGACGGTCTGGATGTCCTCGCAGATCATGTTGAGCAGTTGCACGGCCTCGATCTCTTCCGCGCCTCCGATTTCGCCGCCTTCTTTATCCCACCATGCCATCATTTCGATGATCGCCTGATCGCGATTAAGACAGGCACGAGCAACGCGGGAATCCTCAACAGAGCAGAGCCAGACCACCATGATCGAGTCGAGCGTGATCTGGTCCCAGACTCCGTTTTCGTCAGGCTTTGCGCGACCTAGGAAAAGAGAGTTTCCCATGCAACGCGCGGCGGTCGAGCGGGATTTGGAAAAC